GTTCACACAATTCGCGATTCCTAAGTTGCTTAAATACAACGGGGTGCCGCCTGAATATTTCCCCCGGCTGGCTTTCGAGGATATCGAAACCCCTGACTTGAACGAGCTGGCTGGTGCGATTGGCACCCTCTCCTCTGCGGGGGTTCTCACCCCTGACGATGAGCTTGAGAAATGGGTTAGGGATTTTGGGAATATGCCCATGCCCGACGTCTCAACTGGTAGAGAACCAGAAGAATTTCAAGATGAGGCAGAGTTACCGACAGAAGAAGAGAGAGAGCAAAATGTCTAACGAAAAAAGCCGTGATTATTTGGAACAAGCGCTAACACTTGCAAAGCAGCAACTTCCCGGATGGGCGTGGGCAATGATTCACCAAGCCGCCAGAGGCTACGCAGGAGGAAAAGGGGGACTAGTAAAGAAGGCCCCAGAACAATCCAAAGCGAAGAGCATCGACGGGCTAGAGGTTGTTTTCGTTGTTTCTGAACCTAACGAGCTAGAGGCAGCAAGGGGCAAGCTCCTGGTCGGTGCCGATGGTGTTACGTTTAACGATGTTTATCTCAAGGCCCTGGACCTCTCCAGGAGTGATGTGGGCGTGTTCACTCTCGATGAGCTGCCTCAATCAGTAGGCAACACCACCCTGGTTGCATTGGGCAAAGGGGCTAAAGCCGGTTTAGGCGCTAGGGCTGCGGTGTCGATGCCTCACCCGACGGCAATCAGGAAGCTTGGGGATAGCGGCGAGGTTGCACGAAAAGCCAAGGCCGTCAAGAACCTGTTGACTAAACCCCCTTTGCAGTGTCAAGATACCGACAAGCGCTCTGAGACCAATAGAGCCCTCACGGTTGAGATTGCAAAAGCCGATGATGAGAAGCGCATCGTTTACGGTGTGGTGCTTGATCCTTACAAAGTAGACGCCCACGGAGATTTGATCCCTCCTGCCGAAGTGGAAAAAACCGCACATGGCTGGATGGCGAAAAGTCGCATCGTGGGTCTACAGCATTCGGAAATGGCAAACGCGGTCCCGGTTGAGTCTTGGTTGGTGCCTTACCCTTCCGAAAAAGATTATAAGGCCGCGATGGCTGGCAAGCCGCACAAAGCGAACAAAGCCGCCTTCGGCTCTGATGTTGTGCATTCGGGAACTTGGATTCTCGGCACACGACTAGGAAAAGAAGAATGGGCGGCAGTCAAAAGCGGCGAATTGAATGCGTATTCAATAGGCGGCTTTGGCAAGAGGAGTGAGCTAGATTCTAGTGATGCTCCCCAAGTGGAATTCATAGAGGCTGAGAATGTCGAAAAAAACTGAATTACGAGAACTTGAAACCGTTGAGGTTAGTCTCGTTGATAAAGGCGCGAACAAGCGCACTTTTGCAATCAAAAAATCGGAGAAGAAAGAAATGGACGTGATTGAAGCAATCCTGGCGGCCCCTTTTGAAAAGGGCGATGCTATCATGGATAGACTGAAGAAGGCGGAACTTAGCGAACAAGCGGTTGAGGGCATCAAGAGTGCTGTTCAAATCTTGAGCGCTTTCCAAGAAGAGGTTCCCGCAAATCTTCTAAAAGACCTGATGGCTCTCGGTGGCTTTTCCAAGCAAGAAGAAGAAGAGGACGAAGAGAAGCCCGAAGCAGCAGAGGAGGCGGCCCCAGATGGCGAGACCCCCGAAGCCGATGAAGAGGAAGAGGCAGAAAAGCAAGAGGATGAAGAAGAGGACGAGGAAGAAATGCAAAAGCGCCTCGCTGCCTTGCCTAAGAATATGCGTTCAATGGTTGAGCAACTTTGGAAGTCTAACAAGTCAGCAATCACAAAAGCCGAAGAGCTGGAGGCCAAAATCAAGAAAGCCGAAGACGAAAAGCGGCTCTCTGAATGTGTCGCCATCGCAAAAGCTGAATTCGGTGCATTGCCCGTGAAGGCCGATAACCTTGGCTCGTTCATCAAATCACTTGATGGAATGGATAACGCTGATTTCGTTCTTGGTCTTTTACGGTCTAGCAATGAGATGATTGCAGCTAATGGGCTAACCACTGAAATCGGGAAATCAACATCCGTAACTAACGACAAAACTTCAATAGCTAAAGCCGAGCGAATGGCAGACGCGCTGATGGAAAAAGAAGGCATTACAAAGGCGAAAGCCTTAGCGGATGTCTGGAAAAACAACCCAAGCCTCTACGCTGAATATCAGCAAGAGAAAGGACGATAAGCCATGGCTTATGAATCAAATGGGCAGTCTGTTACAATTACGCTTGAAGCGAATGCAGATCTATCCTCAAAACAATATTATTTCGTTGAGCTAGATGCCAATGGGAAGGTTGGAGCATGCGACGCGGCAACTGATCGGCCTATTGGAGTTCTACAGAATGCACCGGACGCAAGCGGCAAGGCTGCAACCGTTCTCGTGATGGGAATCTCTAAAATCAATTGCGACGCTGCATTAAATGAAGGCAACTTGATTGGCCCTAGTGCCGACGGTCAAGCTGACGCGAAAATCCCCGGAACTGATACCAGCGAATACATCTGCGGAACTATGCTCACGGCTACAGCCGGAGCTGGTGAAATCGGTTCAGCCGCAATCAATTGCGCTTCACCCGCTCGTGCGGCTTAAAGGAGAATAGAAAATGCCAATTGCAAGTTCAGCGGTGCATTTAGACGCCGCACTAACTAGTATTTCCGTCAATTACCAACAAGATCGTGACGCCTTCAAGGCTGAGAAGATTTTCCCGGTAGTTCCTGTTCAGAAACAATCAGACAAATATTTCACCTTTGACAAAGCCGCTTGGCATCGTTCCGAGGCTGGCTTGCTTGCTCCTGGTGCTGAAACCAGAGGGGCAAACTTTACCCTTAGCAATTCAAGTTACTATTGCGATGTTGTGGGCGTCCATATGGACGTTGCAGATCAACTTCGTGGTAATGCTGATGAAGCTTTAAACATCGACACAAGCGCCACGGAATACGTTACAGACAACGTTCTCCTCAAGCGTGAGATTGATTGTTTTAGCATGGTGTTTGAAACTAGTTCTTGGACTGGCTCCAGCACGGGCAGCGATATCACAGTCGGTACTCAATGGAGCACCGTTAGCTCTACGCCGATTGCTGATGTTCAAGCTCAATCTGATGCTATCCTTAAAAATACTGGGCGACGGCCAAATGTGCTCGTTCTTGGTGGTGATGTCTTCGCATCGCTAAACAAGAACACCGACATCTTGGACCGTATCCGCTACACTCAGCGAGGCATTGTTACTGAAGACCTATTAGCTCCATTGTTTGGGGTTGAGAAAGTCATCGTAGCTTCCGCCATCAAGAACAGCGGGCCAGAAGGTGGAACAACCTCCATGGCGTTCGTCGGTGCTGATACCGCGTGGTTGGGGTATGTTGCTCCATCGCCGGGATTGATGACACCTTCAGCGGGTTATCTTTTCGCATGGACTGGGCTCGAAGGCGTTAGCGCTGGCGGTGTTCAGATTCAAAAGATGCGTTTAGATACTCGGTTCAGTGACCGAATCGTAGGGGTAACCTCTTATGATTTCGTTAGAACTGGCGCTGATTTCGGTGCTCTATTCACTAACCTTCTAGCGTAATAGGATGACCATGCCGGGGGCGACCTATATTGCAAAGAGGCATTTAAAAGTGGCTCTTCCTGGACGTAAGATCGGGGACATCTCGCCGGGAGATGTTCTCGATCATCCAGAGGAATGGGCACAATTCAAGTCACTGCTAAAGTGGGGTCATATCGAAAAAGTAGAAATCCCGAGATTCCGCTGCAATAAGTGCGAAAGGGATTTCAAGGATGGGCCTGGACTTAAGCGTCATAACACAAGGGCTCACAAATGACCTGGAGCTTCTCAGATAGCATTGCAACCGATCGTGATAAGGTCCGTCTTAAGATAGGCGACACAGACACAGACGACCAGTTATTAAGCAACGAAACGATTGACGCATTACTTGATATTCGAGCCGATGTTATTCTCTGCTCAATTGATGCTTGCCGCGCCATCCTTGCCAAGCTTGCAAGGGACATCGATAGAAGTGCGGCTGGTATGTCTGGCTCAAGGTCTCAAAAGACACAGCACTACAAAGACATTCTCGCAAACCTTGTGAAAGAATCTGGCGGAGAAACTCGGGTTAAGGTTGGCGGGATATCAAAAGACGCTAACGATACCCTCAACGATGATTCCGATTTTGAAAAGCCCACGTTCACAGTTGGGATGAATGACCGCGTGAACAGTGGCGGCGGCTCAAATGGGAATTGGTGCTAATCAGATGGCCGGTGATTTTGACGTTATCGAAGAAACCCCGTTGCTAGGGGATATTCTTGATGACATTGCCGAGAGAATGCCCGAAGAGGGTATACTTAAAGCAATGGAACAAAGCGCCCATTTTCTCACCGAGTCAATTGTTGATGCGATTTACAGTTTAGCCAAGAATCCTAAAGGGGGTCTTGCTGATAGCTATGAGCCTGAGCTGATAGACACGGGAGAAGAAGTTACTTTCGGCGTTTTTAGTGATTTAATTTATGCGAAGACACAAGATGAAGGCGATACACTCACTCCCAATGCTCCCCTTAAGTGGATGGCCTACCCTCACAGAAGCGCAAAGAGCTACGTTGGAATAAGGTGGCCAAGAGATTTTCCCAAGGGCAAATTAAGCTTTGCACTAAGCAGCCACGACCCAAACGGGACCGCGTATCTATTTGAAAATGGCAGAGAGAAGCCCGTTTTTATCTTGAAGAAAAAAGTGAAAATCCCCGGCCTTAGGTATTTAGACAAGGCGCTCGCCATCTTCGATGAGGATGTGGAGAAGGCTTTTGATGAAAACGTGGGCATTGTATTCAAGAAGGGTGGATTTTAATGGCTACACCTACCCGGCGCCTCGTTCTCCAAAATATTAAAACAGTGCTTGAAACAATAACGACCGACAACGGCTACAAGACAACGATAGACACGGTTGAAGCATTGGGAAAATCATGGGCTGGAGTAAAGCCAGGACAAAAGCCGTGGCTAGGTATCGTTCCACAGAGAGAAAGCTTAAAGTTTGAGTACAGCAATATCCGAGTGGTTCTCACCATTCTCGTGATTGGCCACGTCGCAGGGACAACCCAAGACGACAGAGCCACCAAGTTGAATGATTTACTTGATGACGTGATCGCTGCCCTCAATGCTGATACGACAAGAGATAACAACGCAATATCAACCACGATAACATCAGTTGAAACGGACGAGGGCGCACCTGACGGTGATGGTGATGGCTCTATGGTTATCACAACCAACGTTGCATACTTCAGAGGGGTAGGGAGTTCATGAAATTAAAATATATAGGCGAAGACGGAAACCTTAAAATTGGTGGCCGAGGTTTGAAGAATGGCGAGGTGATTAAAGGGAACGAGGCTTTAGCAAAGCGCGGTGACTTTGAGCCCGTAAAAAAAGCACCAAAAAAAGAATCGAAAAAAGAACCGAAAGAGGAGATTGAATAATGGGCAACACTCAAGACCACGCACTAGGAAGAAATAGGGCTTTCTTCTGCAAGACCGAATCAACTTATGGAACATTCGCCAAGCCAGTCGGTGATGACGCAGCCAAGGTTCTGAACTGCTCTTTTGATTT